GTCTAGTCTATAATTTCTTCTTATAGACAATACTTTTCGCGTTCCATTGTCGATTGTTACAATGTATGGAATTTTTATACCGGTAGGGGTTCCATCTTGGCCCCTATCTTCAAAGCCTTCGAGATCTAGATTCACATGGCACTCTATCAAAGTATAGATCGGATTATTTCTTTGATAACCTGAGGCTCTTGTTCCTTCTAGTTCTCGTTCTTTTTTCTTCAATTCAGTTTCTTCGTAGTAAGGTTTTCCTAGTTCTATATCTCTATAAAAACCAGAAATTTGTTGCTTACGTAAATCATTTTCTGAAATTTTTAAAACATGACAAATGGCTTCCGTATCTTCTAATGAGGTAGCTGAATACGGAACCACCAAGTCATCTGCAGGAACAAACTTTGAAACAGCTCGTCCCAGTAAATCGTCATAATAAACTTTTTTAAAAGTTGAACCGGCTAATGGTAAATAGAATAACATTTGATCAAACTCTGGTTCAAATTCTTTCATGACATCCATTAACTGGTAGTTCATGAAATTTTTAACTCTCATCGACTGATCTTGTTTTTCTCTGCTTGGTCTTCCTAAAACCTGACATCTTACCGGACCATCAGCCGGTAATAATTCTTTATAAGCTTGTGCTTGAAATTGAGTAATCGCTTCTGCTAAAACTGGGTGAGTAGCGCTACTTGCTCCTTGAAAAGGTCTTGTTCTTTGTTCAAATTGAAATCCTAAAAGATCCAATCCTTTTGTATAAGTTCTTTCCCATTCTCTTCTGGATTCTTTGTAATCTGTATAGTTGGCATATAATTCAGAACCTAGTGGGTCTAAAATAGAATCTGGCAACAAGTCTGCAAGATTCATGTAGTGGTTGTCGCTAGAATCTGGCGCAACTGCACCTGGTTCGAAATCAATCTCTACTGAACCATCTTCGTTTTCAGTTATTTCAGTGTTCTCGTGCGAAGGTGTTGATTGTCGTACTGCTGTTTGAACTTCTGTTAATTCGTCTTGAGCCGGTAGGGTTACATTACGTCTTACGTTAGGTAAGCCCTTATCTATTTCTGCCATTTGTTTTCTCCAAAATTATAGGTTTATCCTGTTTTTTATCTTTAATCAAGCCTCTAGGGTCTGGGCCCTTTACAGGTGGGATTGCTTTCCATTTAACATCTTTCATGTTTTTGGTTAATGTGGGGTTTTTATACATCTAGGTTACTTAATATATATTTATCGACACCAGTAAGATTTTTAGTAGGAACTTCAGTTCCGAAGATATTATCTGTTTCTTTAATTTCTAATTTTTCTTTTTCAACGTCCTTAGGGTGAGTTACTTGATAATTTTTCCCTAATTTCTCTTTTAAAAAAGTATCTCTAGCCATTTCTATCGCGGCTTTCGATGCAGGCATATCGGTATAATCCACCATCGTCATATTGGGTAACATAGTAGTATCAAACTCTATTTCTGCGTCTCTTCTTAACTTAACATTTTCAGGAATAGCATCTGCTCTTTTTTCTTTCCAATCTCGTGCAAAAGTAAATTCATAAGGTGTTTCAAATTTTGTTTTTGTGGGTAAGTATTCAAAAGGTCCGGCTTTTTCTCCGGTGTCTGTTACTTTATCTTTTAGCCATTTAGTAGCACCGATAGCGAGACCCGGTAGGTTACCAACATCTTCAAAAAATTTGGCACCAGTATATATCCCAGCTTCTTGTCCAGAAAGTCCTTCACCCATAGCTTCAGAAAAATTAATTGCAGCAAAAACTGGTTCAGCTGCCCAACCAACAGGACCAAGTACTTTTAAAACTTTTCCTAAAACCCGTCCAACCGCTTGTGCTGGGATTTTTAAATCTTGAGCTATCATTCTCGTAATGTCATCAACAGGGATTCCCGAGTTGACTCTGTTAAACAGAATTTTTTTTACTTTTGGATTTTCATTTAAATGATTTTTAAGTTGAGCTTTAATTTTGTTAAGAGCTTTTTCTTCACCCAATGCAATTTCTTTTACAATAGGTTGATCACTAATATTCTTAAATGTTTTTGCGTATCCTTTTTCAATTCCTTCATCACGAATGTGAAAATTTAATTTAGCTAATTCATTCAATCTTTTTTTGGATATTAATTGTGAGTAAGGGTCTTTTCCTAATTTAAAGGTTGGAAGAATGTCTCTAATAGCCTTAGTTTTAAATTTATCATCTAATCTATTATACCAAGCGTTTCTCCAGCTCTCCCAATCTGTAATAAGTTTCTTTGCATTCTTTGTCCAACCAGGTTTTTTATCTTGTATAATTTTTTGTAATTTCTTTTCATGAGCCCCATATTCTTTAATCATACTTGCATGAGCTTGACTATTAAAGTTTGAATCCATAAAATTTATAAACTGACTAGAACTAAAAGTTTTATTTTTATATGCTGAAGTTAATCCAGTTATTTCATTCAAATCTAAATTTAATGCTTTAGTATTAATACCAGCCTTATTCAACGCTAGTTTTGCATCCTCTAAAAATCCACGATAACTTTTGGTAAAATATCCCTCACCTATCGCATCTTTAATTGTTGTATATTTTAAATGTTTATAAGCATCTGCATATGGGTCTCCCCATTTTGCTTTTTCTAATCCTTCAAATATTTTATTTGCAGCAGTTTTATTAATTCTAAGGCCGTGATCAAAATCTCTAAAAGTCACTCCTTCCATTGCTTGGGCAATTCTTAATAATGCATTTGCTCTTTGAGCATTAGTTAAACCTTTAACGTCTTTTAATGCTTCAACTAAACCTTTATAATCGCCCTTCCTAAACAACTCGGCTATTTCGTCATTCGCTAAAATTTTAGTCATGTTAGCCCTAGTGTCTGGTCTAACGTATGGAGACTCTAAATATACTTTAACCTTTTTAGCTAATATAGGGCTATCTTTAACATACCTAACTTTTTGAACTGCTTTTTTTCCATCACCCTTATCTACTAAAATTTCAAAGAACTTAGGTTGTAATGTTTTTTCTAAAAATTTTTTAGTCAACAGATGTTTTCTGCCTTCTCCAGCTTCTTTAGCAGTTATGACTCTCGCCAAAGCATTATGAAGGAAATTCTCCCCCCTATTTAAATTTAACTTTTTTAAGTGTTTGTTAGAAAATTCTTCAACAGTAATATAATTTTTAGGGGGTGTAGGTCTATTTAATTGATTGTAATATGAATCTAATAGATCTGATTTTTTTCCTCCTAGATCATGCCATTCTTTTTTGTAATATCTAGAATCAGGATTATTTTTATGGGTTTTGTTAAACCATCGTTTTTGTTCTGTAGTTAAGTCTAAAGTTCGTTTACCTTTATGAATAGTGTATATTCTGTTTTGTTTTAATTTTTCTGCTTCGGTATAATCTCCACTATACCCTGGTCTCAATCCATCAACCGATGGGGTTACTAACTGACCGATCCTTCCCCCATCAGCTCTTTTATCTAACGCATGAAGTTTTTTAGTGATCTTGTCATCTTGAAGATATTCTTCAAACGTCATCTGGTCTTCGTAATTTACTTTCCAGTCAGCCCAGGTTCCACCGTATTTAAACGGAACTCTATCTCCAAGTCCCCAGGCTCTTCTGTAATAATCTTTTATGTCTGTACTATAAGCCATTATCTTTTCCTAAAGTGATTTGCGATTCCGCCAGTTGCTAGTTTATCTTTACCGCCTTTAATGACTGTAGGTGTCCAGCCTTTAAAATCTATAACTGTTTCTTCCTTGACTTTAGGTTTATATATCTCTTTGTATTCTTTTCGTGCTTTTTCTAGTTTTTTATTTAGACCTTTAATTTTAGACATCCTTTCAGCGATGCTTAAGTTGCTAGATCCTGGTTTCTGGACACTAGTGACTGGCGGCTTTGGGAATTTTGCGTTCTGAATACTCTTAATATTCTCTAAAAACAGGTTTTTTTGGTTTTCAGTCGCATTTTTTAGCGTTCTTGCGTGAATTTTGATTTCTTCCATGATTTTAGTCGGAATTTTGCCCTTTTTTTCGATAAATTGCAATAATTTTGGATTTACACGCGTATTGAACAGGCTTTTTCCCATTTTTACGACATCTGCACCCATTCCAAGGATATCTTTGTTCTTAATTCCTAATCTACCGAGTACTTTCCAAACTTCAAATAATGCTTTTACGTACATGTCTAATAATACTCCTTAAATTCAATTGGACGAGGCGAATCTTTGTAGTCTTCTGGGTGTCCCAGCAATCCTCCTTGTCTAAATCTCATAACGGCTTGGGTTGTACTGTCCACAAGGTCGTCATGTTCGCCATAGGGAAATGACGCGCATTCCTCCATGACTTCTTGTGCAAATTGCAGATGGGTTGGAGCCCAAATCTGTCCAGCTTCAAACATCGGCGAAACTGCATTAACTCTACTATGTTTATCATTTCCTCGGCTCGGCGTAAAGTTAATAACAGGGATCCCCATATTTCTCAATTCGTATGTGAGAGGAAGTCCTGCAGCTTTCGCTTCAATTAAAACTATCTCAGGCTCCCAGTATTTATAGAGCTTCAGTGCCTCTCTTCTTAAATCAGGAAACTCGAATCGGTCCTTAACCGCATCGAGCAAAATCATACTGGGTTTAGAATCTTCATTTTCACGAAAAACTCCCCAAGTTGTAATGGCACTAAAGTCAGCAGTCTCTTTTTTTAAATAAGCTGTATCATAAGATTGTATGACATAGTCACAATGTGGAATGCCTCTATTCTCTGGCCACTTCTTCCACCATTCCCTTTTAATCAAAGCTCCTTCTTCAGAAGTTGGATTCTGCATATACTGAGCATTCCATTTAGGAAGTGCAACAGAGGCTTTAACTGATTCTAATTGTTCTAGTTCCCAGTACTCGGGCCACACCGGTTTACCGGATGGCATGATCGCAGGAAATTCTACTACTTCCCATTGGTCCGCTTTAGGTTCTTTTTGTGCAGATTGTAAGAGTCCTGTTAGATCTCCTTTATTCCACCGAGTCATAACAAGAACTATTCTTCCACCAGGCTGAAGTCTTTGTCGTGGTCCTGTTGTGTACCATTCATAAGCTCTATCTAATGCCTTCTTGGACATAGCATCTTGCTCAGAGTGAGGGTCATCAATAATTAAGAGGTCTGCACCTCTTCCGGTTACAGCGCCTTCCACCCCAACTGCGAAGTACTCGCCGCCTTGTTCTGTTTCCCAGCGACCAGCGGCTTTGCTGTCTTCCATAAGTCTTGTTGGAAAAACTTCTTTATACTCTTCACTGTCCATTAAGTGTTTAGCCTTACGACCAAACCTTACAGCAAGTTCAGCTGTGTGGGTTGCTTGAATAATTTTTAATTTTGGTTCTCCACCAATCATCCATGCAGGAAGCAAGAAAGAAGCAAACTCAGATTTCGTATGCCTTGGAGGCATGTTCACAATGAGCCTCTTAATCTCCCCAGATTTTATTTTATTAAATTTATCTGCAATAATTTTATGATGGTACCCCTCAATGAAATCCGGCCACATGGCTTTGACGAAAGTCATAAAGTCTGTCCGTATCTTTTTATGTTTCTCTCTCCAT